CGAAATAGTTTTCTCATAATCCGCCTCGGCACAAGTGCCCGTGGCCGCTGGCCACCAAAAGAAAAACCCTGCTGGTGTGGCAGCAGGGTTCTCCCAATCCGGTTTTGGGAAATAAAAATTGAGCGGGCCACACTCCGCTCAATCTGGATGAAATTTCGCTTACAGCGTTCCGTTATGACCGATGATGCGTCCCGCCCGGCTCAACCCGGTGGATTTGCCCCAGTTGCATTCCAGGATCATGAAGTCCGCACCAGCGCTGGTGTCGTAGAACTTGCGCAAGCCGAACGTCGCCCCGGTCTTCGGGTCGCTGTAGGCTTCCGCCACCTCATACATCTCCGGTTTCTGCGGTTTCACATAGCGCATCGCGGTGGCGATGGCCGACGGATACGCCAGGAACGCCATGACCGAGTTGGCCGCGGTCGGGAAAATGTTGTTGAGCGAGAAAAAGTCGAAGCCCAACGCCCGGTTCACGCGACCTTCGCGCAGGGTGCTGCTGTCCCAGAATTGCGCGTTGCTCACGAACGCGGTGACGGCGAGCAAGGCGTCCATGCCCACGCAATCCACCAGCGCGGCGCGATTCTCCATCGGCGCATTGGTGCGATCGAGTTCGAGCTTGCCCTTGCGGATATGCACGATGTCGAGGGCCGTGCCGGCGCAGGACGTGGCGAAACCGAAGTTGGAGGTCGTCACGAGCGACAGCACATCGGCCAACATGGACAACCCGAGGCCCATGCCCGCCTGATAGAAGAAACTGTCCAGCTTGGACTGGTTGTTGTTCAGCGCATCCACGTCGTTCTGGCCGACCGACACGAAGGAGTGGCTGGACAGGGTGACGGTGATGACCGATTTCGTTCCGCCGCAGATGGCGTAGTTGCCGGCGAACGGGATCGGATTGAGCGAACCGGTCAACGGCACAAGGATGCCCGAACCCGCGCCACCCGCTTCGGGGGAGTAGTTCGTGGAAAACACATTCAACGGCGTGAGCGCCTTGCACAAGCCTTCGAGGGCTTGGGACGCGAGCCGTGCGATGTTCAGATTTTCGTATGAGGCCATGGTATTTTAGGGTTTTGGGGTGGCGAAAAATTGGGTTTGGTTATTTGCTGGGCGGCTGCGCTTTGTAAGCCGCGTCGATGGCGTCGGCGTTCTTGCGATAGAACGCGACCTTTTGCTGGGGATCAGTGATCGCGTTGTATTGCGCGAGAATCCCGCCGGCGGGCGCTTGCACCAGTTTGAGTTGCGAGCCGGGGATGTTGGCCGCGGAGAGACCGATGTTGGACAGCGCCAGGCTGAACCCGCCTTGATAGGCCTTGATCTTCTCCGAAGGGGAAATCTTGTTGGCCGCTTCAAGCTTGGCCGACGCACTGGCATTGGGCGAAAGCGCCGCGCCATTGGCATCCACTAATTGCAAGCAACCGATGGCGATGCACGCCTGGGAAAGTTCCGTGTTGAGCGCGGAAGCCTCGGACGAAACGCGGGTGAACTCCTTCTTGGCCGATTCGAGTTGCACATCCTGCTGCGCTTTCTCAGCGGTGAGCTTTTGAACAGCGGATTCGGCCGCTTCAGCGCGATTGGTCAAAGTCGAAACCTGGCCTTGCAACGTGCCCACAGCCGTCTGCGCCGTGGCGAGTTCGAGCGTGATCTTTTCCAACTGGGCCGCCAGCGTGGAATTGGTCACCATCAGTTCATTCTCATTCTGCGAGCCGGTCGTGGTGGAACTGACCGCGATCAAAGCCGAAATCTGGTCGGCAATCGGAGCAGCGGAAGCCGCTACCGGCTTGCCACCGACCGTGATGGTTTTGATGTTGGCCTTTTCGAGGGCGGGAGCGAGGACCGCCGCGGCGCTGTCGATCAGTTCGTTGGCGCGCCCGATGTTCCAAATTGAAAGTTTTGCCATATCAGTGTTCAGATGAGGTTTGTCCCAATCTGAAAACCGAATGGAGTCAACCGGGCTGGTTTGATTTGTAGTTGCACCTGTTACCGCCCGGTGCGCTCGTGTTCGCCACTCCAAGCCGTGCCGGGCCTGGCCACGCAGTGCCACGCCCTGCCAGGACTTGCCCTGCCCCGCCAGCCGGCTTGCGCCGTAAAATCATTCACGCTGTTGACCGCCCGCGTGTCTCGTGTTCGCCATTCCATGCCAAGCCGAGCCCGGCCACGCCGCGCCTAGCCAAGCCTTGCCATGCCTTGCCTAAAATAAAAACCCCGCCAGCCATTGAGGTGGAATGGGGAATGCAAGAAACCCCAGCAATAGCTGACGGGAGAATGGTTTGGTGTGATGTCCTGCATGTTTTTGGCCGATTCCACTCGGCACAAATGCAGGTCAGTCAACCCTCGTAATTATTCCGAAGAAGCCATCTCAAGGACGTCTTCGAGGCTTTCCACGACGCCGTCGGTGAAACCGATCTCCGCCGCTTCGTCGCCGTCGAACACCAGGCCATTGCCGAAGTTCTCGTCCTGCACCACCCGATGAGATTCCATCGCGTCCTTGAACTGCGCGTAAATCTTGTCCACCCGCTTCTGCATGATGGCGCGTTCGTCATCGGCCAGCGGTTTCCAATACGCCCCCAGCAATTTGTATTTGCCGGCGGAGACGGCATTGATCTGCACCCCCTCCATCTTCAAGGCCTTGGTGTAATCCATGGACAACGTATAGACGCCCACGCTGCCGACCCGGGAACTTTGCGTGGCATAAAACCGCTGGCATTGCGCGGCCAGCCAGATGCCGCCGCTGCAACATTCGCTGTCCGTGAACGCGATGGTCTTCTTGCGCGAGTTGTAAATCTTGTTGCCCGTCTCGGGGATGAGCGTCACGGTACCGCCCGGGGTGCGGAAATCGTAGATTACCGTCGTGATGGCCGGGTCACGCTCCGCCAGGTCGATGGCTTCATTCAAGGATTCCATGGCGCAACCGCACTCGCTCATGGCGATGTCCTCCGGGTGGGCCACCAATGTGCCATGCACCGGAATGATGACCGTGTCGGAAACCATGCGCGGCTCGATCTCGGGATGTTCGGGCGCATCATCGCCTTCGAGGTCGGGGTTGTCATCATGCACCCGGGCGGAACTGAGCCGGGCATCGAGCATGAGACACAGCGCCGCGTGCCGCTGCGGGGTGATCAGCGCCGGTTCGTAAAACAATTTCGAGATGACCCGGGAATAAGATTTCATAAAAAGTTCAGTCGCCGCGGTAGGCCTTGCGGCAGTCAAAGCCGCGTTGTTTGCTATACTTGCGCGCCTCCTTCAGGCTGTTCAACGAGGCCACGGTTTCGTGCGTGTCCTCGTGGCGCAGGACGATGCCGCCCTTGTAAAGGTGCGACCGTGTGGCAAACAGGATTGGCATACGGATTCGGGCCATATATGTCTTTGGTTAAATCAAACGCCACAGAGGCACAGAGGGATCAGAGCGGTTTTATAGGTTTGCGGATGCATTGGTTCTCTGTGTTCTCGGTGTCTCTGTGGCAAAGTGGGATGCGCTCGCCGTGGTTTTCGGGCGGAACTGCTGGAGCGCGCAACAGCCAAGTCCACGGTGAATGTCCGTGCCGCCTGCCATACTCACGGCTTCTGGTTCGGGCTTGCTGGGGCAAGTTATCGAGACAGAATTAACGAAATTTACAGAATTCATTTTCCACCCCCACCGGGATTTGAGCCGTTATTATTAGGAGAATTCGGTTCATTCTGTAAATTCTGTCCACCCTCTTTTGCGGCCTGCGGGATCTGCGCAGGGCTCGCGCTGGGCATGTAGAACATCTCCACCGCCTTCAAGAACGGCAGGTCATAACCCTTTTTGTCGGCGTATTTGACCAAGGCATCGGCATCATCCACCAAGGCAAAATTCTCCTTCTGCCGGTCGCGCCGGATGCGTTTCAGCACGTAACCCCATTTGGCGCTTTCCACCCGCTGACTCGTCAATCCGAAACGGATGCGGTCAAGACTCGCCTTGACGTCGTTGCCGGCGTCCACGGACATCTCCTTCGGATAACCGAATGTCCATAGATACGGATCATCCAACGGCCCGGGCACGGGCTTGGGAATGTGGTTGTGGGTGAGTCCCGCGGCGATGGAGAACCGCGTGAACCATGTCATCCGCTCGTCGCCGTCTGTCTGCAATTGCCAGATGGAATTGTTCACCAACTCGCATCCCAACCGCGTCGGCGCGCGCCCCGTGCTGCTCAGGTCGATGAGTTCGAACAACCAGCCGAGATCAAACACGTTCTCGCGCAATTTGCGCGTGACGAATTCCTCGACGTTCTTGTGCGGATTCTGGAAGTCTGCGCCCTGCAAATCTTCACCGCTGCCGATGTAGGTCACATCGCCACCCTGCGCGGTCTGGACAAAGATGCTTTGCTCGTTGCCGTTGCTGTCCGTGCCGGTGACCATCTCGACGCCATCGCCCAACGCCTGCGGCGCGTCCTGACCCTCGGCGAGCTTGTGGATGACCATCTTGGTGGCCGCCAGCTTGACCGCCTTGCGGATGTGATCGTCTGTCTCCTTGAAATCCAGCCACGCCGGCACGGCACTCGCCAGCCGCGGGATGCTCCGGCCCATGCCATGCCAGTCGTAGGGACTGGCCAGATGCGCGCCGTATTGAAACCCGAGTTGAAAGTCGATGTAACTCTGCGTCCATTGCGGCGCTTCCTTGGCGGTGGCTTCCGACCGTTTCCAACCCAACACCCGCGCGGCGATCGGTTCATCCTCGTCATCGAAGATGATGCCGTTGTAGATGCGATAGCCGTCGAACTTTCCCCCGACACAAAATCCGTAACCTGCGGGCGAAACCGCCCCGGTTCCGCCCGACACAGTGGCGGCTGTCCACCAACCGTTTTTGGAATCGCCGTTACCGATGGACGTCGCCGGGATGACAGTCATCTTCGGCATCTTGTTCGCGTCCAAGCTGAACAACGCCAGGTCATCCCCCTGCACCAGCCACGCCTTGGCGCTCACCTGCATGGCCTTGATCAATTTCTTGTTCGTCGTGCGCCGGACCGCATTGGGATAAACGCTGTGGATGAGCCAGTTCGATGCGATGTCGCCCCAGGATTCGTCCTGGCCGTAATGGATCGGCTGCCACGAATCCCCCGCGAACGCCCATTCCGACATCTGCCGCAATGCACCGCTCAGGATGGGGATGGAGCAGGCAATCTCCATGCAGTTCGTCACCAGATCGGCATGATCCACCTGCGAGATGGCCGCCTTGATGTCGCGCGGCAGCGGGCGGCCGCGCCGATACTTGCCCGGGTTATCTTTCCGGGTCGGATACAATCGCTCGCCGTATGGACCGCAGATGATGGAAGCTTCAGTCGCCATGGTTGAAAATTGGGTTGCCCAACAAGCTGGCCACCGATGCACAGAGGGCACCGAGCAAAGATCTGCAAGCGGAACTGTTAAATTTTGATTTCATCTCTGGGTTCTCGGTGTCTCGGTGGCAAATTCAATAACGGTAATCCGTCACCACGCGCATCCGTTTTTCGGTTTCCGGGTTGGTGTAATTATCCGGATCTTCACACCAGAGCGCGTAACGCACAGACTTGAGTTGCGCCATCAACTCCGTCTGCGTCATGTCCGCGAACTCGTGGAACATGCCGGGAGCGAGCGCCACATGGTTTTGCGCGCCCGCCCCGCTGGCCAGCGCATCCTGCAACGCGCTGCGCCGCTCGATCAGCCATTCCACCGTTTTGCCTTCAAAGATATTGGTCATACGGCGAGGCCACCGTGGGCCATTGCGCTCCGCGCGGATAAATGATTTTTAATCTGGTTCATGCGTGTTTATGCCGGATTCGTTTGCAGGTTCAGCATCAGCACGGTGGCCTGCGTGGAATTGTTCTCGCCGACCACCAGATCGAACTCCTCGCCGGTGTCCTCATCCCGCACCTGACAGTTCTGGCCACGCTTGAACACGAGTCCGTTCGGAATATCGGCGCGCAGGATGGTCACATGCTGATTCTTGAACCCGCTGAACCCGCCGCCATCGGGTCGGAGCCGTTCAAAGAATTCGAGATTTCCGGGCGTGCAGGGGATTTCCTTGCCCGAGTACAGCAAAGTCACAGGCCGGAGCGAACGGGCGAGCCGTTGCCCCCGCTGAATCAGAAAATTGACCCCGGCAGACATTCACCAATGCCAAACAGTCAAGGCGCGATCCGCGCCGGGCCATTAGCCTCCGGCGGGGAAGCGGACATGAAAAAGCCGCCCGTTTCGGGGCGGCGTTCGTTGAAAACTACGTGAGATATTTACCGCATCATAATCCGGGTATCTCCCTTAAGCGTTAGGGCTGTGTAAAATGGGTTGCGCTCATTAAAACTCACTATGGCTTTTGCCACCTTAATCAGGACATCATCATCCCAGTCATTTTTTGCCATGTTAACAGCATTGCAGACAATCCTTACATTATCTGGTGTGTATCCCTTTGAATTTTGGATTCTGTCAATACTTGGAAGAAATGGCCGACGAGATGATCCTTTGATTGGATCAAGCGAAAATTTGATTCCAGATACACAACAATGGCCGTCAAGCAGGCAGAACTTCTTGTAGATCAAATCAATGTTAATATCGAATGAAAAACCCTTAATTTTTGCTCTTTTCCTGCATGCTCGAAAAGCCTCATTGAGGTAGCTTTTCATTTTCCAGTCTAGCTCAAAATCTTTCATAATCCTGAATCTTTGATTTTAGATTTGAACCTATCAGCCGATCCAGTCGGCAAGCTTTCGCAGTTGTTCAGCAATGCGTTGGTGGAATGTTTTCGGCGGTATGGGAAGCCGCCAACCATTGCACTCCATACGCCTTAACTTCTCGTTCAATTCGTCCTGGTTCACCCCGCAAGCTTTCAGGATGATTGGGGTTGTGCCTTCAGATTGAACCAACACAGCCCGCATGAGGTCGCGCTGGCTGATGTAGGTATTTTTGTCCTGTATCCTTAAACCCTCGGCCACCTCAACAACGCGCATGGCAAGCGGCGTAAATTTATATTTTCCATTCATATTTTTAAAGCTCCTGAGTTCCTACTTAATCCCCGTCCCCATCATCGCCACCAGCCTCAGGCTGGCCGGCAAACACCAACAGCCCACATTCCTCCATCCGCATCAGCGCCATGCGGAAACAATCCCGCCCGTGATTCGGCCGCTGACTGATCTGCAACCACTGTTTCTTGCCCTTGATCACTTGTTCCGATTCCGAATTCAACTGCGCCCACAACCCGAGCAATGACTTATCCGCCAGGTATTGCGGCGGGATCTCCAGCTTGGGCGCGTCCTGCTGGTCGATGAACCGCTGCGCCACCCGTTGCGTCCGGTCCGTGCTCATCAACCGATAGGGGATTTTCAACGCCTGCCGTTGCCCGCCCCGTTCGATGATGATCTGCTCGTAATACGGAGGACTGAACCCCGCCCACACATGCTTGTTGCCGCGCACCCGATGCTTGTAACCCTTGGCCGAATCGCCCAGCACCAACCCGTAGAACACCGGCCCGGTGAACCTTGTCCCATCCGCGTGCCGCAACGTCGCATTCGCCACATGATCCTCCGCCGCCCAATGCAACACAAACTCCGGGTCATGCGCGCGGTCCATTTTAACATTTTGCGGCTGGATTTTCAACTTGGCGAACAACTCGCGCGCCCGATCTTTGCAATGCTTGCGCCGTTCCGGCAACGTCAACCCAAGCGGCGATTCGATATGTTCCCACCAGAGCAACCGCATGGCCGAACCCTCGCCGATGGCCCAGGCCTGAAACCACAGATTCGTGCCGCGATCCTGCACATCCACCTCCGCCATGCGCAATTTCTCCCCCGGCAACGGCTGTTCATCGTTGAAGATGTTCATCGGCATGGCCGACGTGCGCCCGAGATAAATCTCGTCGTCCCACGTCCGCGCCGCCGTCTTCTGCCACCACTTCTTCAGGTCGGACACATTGCCGAACAACTTGTTCGTCTTCTGCGCGTTCAGCTTCTCCAACATCATCACGCCCCACGGCAACCGGCGATTGATCCACTGCGGCACATTGAACCCCACATTGCCCGTGATCGCCGTGGTTCGGGTGGCGATGTAATGCGATGACACATCCAGCCCGATCCGGGTCGGACCAAATTCGCCATCATCGCGCCAGAGACCGCCGCAATGGAAACACTCGAAATGTGTCTCCCGCAGGATGGCCGACTCGTTGTAATCGCCATTCGGGAACTTGATCAACTCCTCCGGCCCACGCTGAAAGCCCGCCACCTTGCCCCGCAGCTTGGGTTGATGATGATTGATCCACGCCTCCCAATCGAGCGATGGGATGTTGAGTGGCGGTTTTGGGCAAAACAAGTCGCCCTCCGGGCGCGTCATGGATTGTTCATCAAACGCCTTCCAATTGAAGATATGAGAATGGCCACAGGTGGCACACCTGACGTGCAACTCGCGCTGGTCCGTCTTTTCGTAACTGTTATCAAAATCGAACCCCTTCTCTCCGCCCTGACTTTCCAGAAAGATGATCGCCTCCTTCTGATACTGCGTCGTGCGCGCCACCATCTCCGCGATCATGCCGGTGGCTTCCGCCAGGAACGCATCTTGAAAGAGGAATCCCCCCAGATTCTTTTGTTGCGTGTTGCTCAGGTTGGCCGGCAGGATGAACAACGTCTTGTCCGGAAACTTCAACGCCCCCTTCGTCTCATCAAAGCGGCTCGTGATGGTGGCCAGCTTCCGCGCGAAATTCGGGATGCCCCGGTAAAAATCCAGGATACGAGTCGTCGCCCCGGCATCCGCCGTCTCGCCGGTGGCGAAGAAAATGGCGAAATCCCCGCGCGCATGGCAGACATGCTCCGCCGCACATACCTCGCCCGTGAAACTCTTGACCGTCTTGACGCCCGCCTTCAGCACGAGGAACAACCGCGTCCCGTTACGCCGCGCCGCATCGTATTCGGCGAAGATCGGTTTGAGATAACACGCCGTCTCCAGATCGAACGGTTGCCCGGCGTTGCCGTGACCCTTGCCCATCGGCGCATTTTCGAGATTCTCCACCGCCCCACCCCGGAACGGCGGCTCACCCACCGCCCGACCGGCCGCCGCCAGCATCGGCGCGGATAATTCTGGGTGATCCAAGTCGGAACTCATAAACTCAGGAATAGATAAGAATTCCCTGCTGCAACCGACCCGCCGCCAATTCACAACAGCCTTCATCTCCATCAACCATCACGCAGCGGCGACCAAGCTCTTTTGCAGCCACTCCGGTCGTGCCACTGCCCATCCACGGATCAAGCACCAAGTCGCCCGGTTTGGAATAGGTCGAAATCAGATAGCGCATCAGTTCAATTGGCTTCTGATTTGGATGAACCCGCTCTTTTGAAATGTTGTCGAGGCAGCGAATATCCAAAACCGAAGTCGGGTATCGGGTGGTGTCTCCCGCGTTGTTTATCGCGGCGGCGTGAAAGCCATAGACCGTGGAGGAGTTTGCCTTGCGCCTTGCAAAATTCACCGGCGGATGGCCATCCGTGATTTGCGGGTTGTAGGTGAGCTTTCCACGACAGAACACAATCACCGATTCGTGAACTTTCAGTGGTTGGATTTTCGCGTTCAGGAAGTTGCTGGAACGGTTTTTCTTCCAGATCCATTCATGTTTGAAGGCCTTACGATTGCTCATCACCAGTTCGCTCGTAAATGGCTGGCTGGCGGTGAAAACTGCGGCGGCATCTTTGTGCATCTGCACGTTGGTCCAGAACCAATTTAAGTCTGGTGCGGTGTCCCACTTGCTCGCGGTCGTTCCGTAAGGCGGGTCGGTGCAAACCAAATCTGCAGCATCCAGAGTGGATAAGAATTCCGGGCTGACCACATGATCCATGTGGTAAATCGTAATCCCGTATTCTGAGTAGTAAGGTTTCATTCCTGATTTCCTGATTTCCTCCTTCAATTCTCCTGTCTGGCCTGCGCCAGCAATTCCTCGATGCGCGCCTGCGCCAGGCGTTGCCAGTCCGTGAACACCGCCACGCAATCCGCCACCAATTCCTCCTTGAGCGCGGCGTGCTGCTCCGGAAACCGCGCGGCCAGTTTGTCCCCAAACCGTTTCGGCAACGCCCGCTCCAATGCCTCCCGCGTCAAGGTCCGCACCGCGATGCCGATGGCCGTCGCCGTGCGTTCCGCCGTCTCGGTCAGCACATACATGCCGCTGAGCTTTTTGCGCTGCGCCTCCGCCGCCATCTCGGCCATGTCCGCATCCGCCTTTTCCTTGCGCTGCCGGTCATCCAACACGCTCATCGGCAACGCCTGCGCGCTATCCGCTTTGACCAGATACTTTTCCACCCAGGCGGTCACCGCATGAGTTTTGTAGCGGGAATTATTTGCATCTGAGGCCGGAAAATTCTCGCGACAACCATGCGGCAGATATTCGCCCTTGGTCCAATTCGAGATGTCCGTGTGCGACGGCAGGCGCGACAACCGGCCGCTGTAATTGTTCCGAATCCAGTTCGCCACCCCGCGCAATCCGCCCTCGATATTGACGCCAGCGTCCGTGGTACCGCTGGCATTCGTGGGGAACTCGAATAATTCCGGCCAGCGTTTCTTGACCTCCTTGAGCTGCCATTGTTGGATGGGCGACATCAACCACTTCTCGGGATTGACCACCTTGTCCTTCCACAACAACAATGAGGCCTCGAAACTCTCCGGCGCGTCAAACAAGTCCTGGCCGGCGGGATCAGATTGTTCCGGCAAATCCCCTGCAGCAGGTTGCCGCCGCGGTGCGCTCGGTGTATCGGTGGCTATCCTGTTTTCATGCACCACAAACTCCCGCAGATTTTTGTGCACCTCCACCCGCTCCATCGCAAACGCCATGATGGCGGCGCGTTCGTAACCTTTGCTTTTGATCTTCGGTGGGAATCCCGGTGCTTTCATCGCCGCGCGCACGGCATCGAGTTGTTTCACCAACATCTTCCAGCGCGAAGGATCATACAACTTGAGCCCCCACGCCTTGGCGATGCCCTCGGCGTCTTTGACATAAGTCGGCGGCGCGGCTGGCGGCTTGGGTTTTGAGTCTTGAGTCGGTTTTGCCACGGGTGGTTTCAATTTCGCTGGTTTGGTGTATTTCGCGGTTAATTTCCGGCAGCCAATTTCTGGTGGCGGGCATACTCCTGCGCTGCGGCGATGTGGCGGCAATCCCACCTGGCGCGTTCGCGGTTGTGCGCGATGGCGCACGCGCAGCGCGGTTCGCCCAAGTCGTTGCGCAAATCCACCAACCACGGCAAGACCTCCGTGGCCGATGCCACCAAATAGCGCCCCGGCTCACCCGGCACTGGCACAACGCGGTGCGTGGCAAAGGTGGTTGCTCCGAACGAAATGTTTGATCTGTGTTTCATCTGTGACCATCTGTGGCTAGAGCCTGTTGGATCGTCCGCGCGAAGCGCAAGGTCATCACCTCCTGCGGCGTGCAATACAGGATGCGCCAACCGAGCGTCGCGGCCGCGTTCAGCTTCTCGTATTCCTTCACCAACCCCGATCCGCGCGTGTGCCGCCCCCGCGTCCAGATGCCGCCTTGAATTTCAATGGCCAGGCGAGCTTCGCCAAAGGCAAAATCGAACCGCCATTTGCGCGTGGCACAGAACCGGTATTCCGGTTGCGCCGGCGGCAAGCCGCATTCCCGCCAGAACGCGAGCACGAAGTTGGGGTTGTATTTCAAACGAGGTTCGTTCTCCTTTTTTATCAAGCGCCGCTGGCTTCAGTCTGGTAAAATTCCATCACCCGCGCCCACTCGGGCCATTCCGCCGGATTCAGACTCACGCGCCCATTCACCGGCATTTGTTTGTGATAGACCGGGATGGCTTGACCGCTGGCGAAATCAATCAACTTACGCGCATTCGCCTCGTAGTGTTCCCAGCCCTTGTGATTTTTGCTCGAATCACAACCGACGATGATCCAATCGAGCAACGGGCGGACCAATCCACAGCGCTCACACTCGCCGTTTGGCCCGGTGTTCAATGAAAGCCAGCAGGTGCAAAAATTGGGCGCAGCCCACAGCGGCTCACAACTCAGCCCGCGGCATACTGATGGCATGGCATTGATGTCCGCGATGCGTTTCGCGTCATTGGCATTACCCAGCACGCTGGTCAAGGTGATGATATTTTTTGGTGGATGACCCGTGAGCCAGTTCTCGACAAACCACCACAGATCGTTTTCCTGGGTTTCGGGATAGATCGTCGCCTCTTTTTCCATGAGTAAATCTTGAGCGGACTTCAACCGTTCCCGAAACAACTCCGGCCATTTGGTCAGCAAGATGACATCCACGTTCGGCGCAGTGCGGATCTCCTCCAGCGCCGCCGCCAGCACGTCAATCGGCCAATCCATCCAGTCGGAGTTGGAGTCGCAGAATGCCCGGATACGCCGGTGCGTGCCGCACTGGCATTTGGCGCAAGGCTTTCCGATTTCAGTAAACAGAGCCGTGGCATGGCAATGCCCGCAGATACATTGGTTGTTCAAGGTCGGGAGCTTTTTCAGCCCGTCCTTGGTCGGCACGAACACCCGATCCTTGCCAAACGTCTCCGTCGGTTGGCCGGTGTAGCCGGGCCATTTACCGGCGCGCAATACCCGGGCGGGAGTGTCGAACTTGGCATAGCAATCATCCCCCAGTTCGCACCCGCGACAACCGATGCCCGGATTCATCGTCACATCACACCAGC